ATATGACCCTAGACATGACGTTCCCTGATTGCCCTCTACAGACATGCCACACAACAACCCCTCTGCTATGATGATGGGTTTTGTTGCGTCAAAGAGTTCGAGGTTTAATACCACCTGTTCTTTCAGCACATCGGGGTTTAGATATTTTGGTTTTTGGTCATCATAAATTGCTCTACCCTGAAAATAGGTCATCTCATCACCAACGAATACGGGCACGATAAATCTATTTCTATACCTACCCCTATGTGCTATCGCAAGATTGTATCTGATGGGCAACTTGCGCTCCACAATGAACTTTCTAAGCTTGGCCACATACCTCTTGCCAATGCGGTCTTCGGGGGTACTGTTGTAGAAGTAAACATCGCTGTTCAAGTCAATGTCAAGACTGGTTCGAACCTCATCAACCTCATCAACCCACACCTTCTTGGGTTCAAGACTCTTTTTTATCTTATCAGAATCATACGTCCTGTCAGATAATTCGTTGTTAGCTTCCTTCCAAGTAATACCCAGTACATGAGCACACAGAGATTGAATGTTTCCCGTACTTGCAGGACAACCACCATTATGGCACTTATAAATCCATTCATTATACTTGTCATAAAGGTCAATATGAAGCCTTCTCATGTTGGGGTTTTTCTTGGAGTCACCGCAGACAGGACAACGAGCGTTGTAGCCACCGTTGGGCTTACGCTTTACCTTGGACAGATAGCTATAGATGAATTCTTCGACTTTATGACGCTCAATCATAACTTTTCCGCATAGTGGGCGAGAATGTCACCATGACACCTCTTTGGTTTACAGAAGCACACCAGAGTTTTGCCTTGCAGTGCCTTGGTTCTTCGGATAAACTCTCGGTCTACTTTGAGCAAGTCTTCAAGGTAACCGCGATATTTATCAAGAGTGTCACCACGAATCTTTCCTTTGGCGAGGACAAAAGGATTCCCAAAGTAGCCATCAAGACCCTTCCCCGCTCTACCAATATAGACATATTGGGGGTCATCTCTCCAACCAACAGGTGCATCTTTTATGTTGATTACGTTTATCATCGAATTACTATAACATTCCTGACACAATACGTAAACAAAAAGAGCCGCGATTTCTCACGACTCTGTTTTTCATCTAGCTAAATAATTTATGCAGTCAAATTCTATAGGAGTATAGAGCTTTGACTTTTCGGAATCGACTGGTGGGAATATATCCCACTCACACTCCCTTTGATTTTTGTTTTTTATGCAATACGAACAATCCCTACAAAAAACCGAAGAAAAGCTGTTAGTAATGCTCAATAGTGTAACCTCTTGCATGTGCTCTTATTTCATCCTGTATGTCCACCGGAAACAAGTCGAAGAATTGTTCAATGTCCTCTTCATCAAGAATTCCAAACCATTCTCGCATGAACAAAACTGTCTCTGTTGGATTATCTGTTATTTTTTCTGCCAGCAATCCCTCATAGGTCTTGCCCATTGCGCGTTTTAATGCCTGTGACACAGCCTGTCGGGTGATTCCCAATTTACGAGAAATTTCTGAACCCGACATTGCGCGTTCATATTCGATGTTATTTAGCATATTTATACCTCTTCCGAAAATGATTGCTCGGATTCCGCTGCATCTATTGATTTTTTAATAATATCAATCAATGACCAATTTATCAGCATTGATTCCCGTTCATCCTTAGACATGTTTTTTTCTGCATGTCTAACAAAAACCTCACGTTCTTTCTCCGTCATGTCAACATCAAAACGATGCACGGTTTCCGTTATTTCATTACTAAGTTCCATAACATTACCTCCTGATAATTTTTCTGTATATTACAATAAAATCAAGATAAAGTCAAGACAATTATACGCCTGTAAACTCACATGAGGTTCCAGTACAAGCAAATTCTTGCATACCCTCGGTTGTATCTACCTTTTCATATTCCTTGAGGGTCAACCAGTTAATATTTTCTGGCATATTACCAACCATTTCATTGTACATATCCTCATCACATTCCTGATAAGGAGCTTGTGGTGCATCACTACCAGAGAAGGGCAGGAAGGCTACCCCTGATACCATATCAAAGTGCTTGTACACCCATGCAGCAACCTCAAGCCACTCGTGCTCTTTTATGTACACGGTGATAGACGGTTTATGTTCACAGTAACACTCTTGATATATTTTCCACAGTTTCAGTTGCTCTATGGCCGTTCGGTCATTCCTGTAAATTGAACCTTCAGGAGACTTGATTGGGAAAGAAAATACCTGTCCACTCTCAGGTTTCATTGCGTCAGGTTCTACGGGAAATCCCAAATCAGTCATCATCTGGGCCAATGGGTCTTTCTTGTCAGCACGTACTGTACGAATGTAATATGGGCTATGACGTGGGTGGATGCCACTTGCGGTATCGGTTAACTGTGACACTGTACCAGACGGCTTCACACAGGTGATAGCCATAGCAGGGGTGATTCCAAGCTTCTTAGCCCAATGTCTGTTGACCTCTACTGCATGTTCCTTGAGTTGGGTCAGCCAACTCTTGAGGATTTCTTCGCCCTCGCTTCCGTTCATAACCTTGTTGTCCATTATACCAGTCATTGACACACCAAGCAAGCGTTCTTCTTCGCAGTTCTTTCTCCAAATGGAGGATAGGTAGCGGAACTTGGTCAGGGTTGATTGGAATGTACCAAGAATGGTAGCAAGCTCCATCTTCTTCATGAGGGTTTCAAGGGTATCCTCTGGTCTAACAATAATCTCGGTCAGGTTACAGAAGGATTTACTTCTCAGAATAATCTCAGAACATGGGTTACATCCAAATTCAGTATAACCCAATTCAGCACGTCTTTCTGGTATTGCCTTGATTGCGGCTTGTCGATTAAAGATGCCGCGCTCACCAGATTTTGATGTGTAGAGTGCTTTCCACTCATCCATAAAAATACCAATGTCAGGCTTTTCGGTGTAACAAACTGAGTTGTTGGATAGTCCACGTTGCTTTTCACTGTGCCACCATTGACCAGTCTTGGCATCGCGCATTCTCTGGTCGGTCAGGTTAGACAGGGAAATAAGAGCGGAGCGGCGAACTCCACCCACGACCACAACATCGGCAATCTTACACATGAGGTCATGACACTCAAGAGAGTTGAGCTTGCGACCCTGTGCGTTTGTGAACATGGCTACGGAGAATTTGAACAAGTCTTCCAGAGGCTTAGGACCACTTGCACGACCACCAAAGGTCTTCAGCTTCTCGCCCTCTTTACGTACTCTGGTAGTATCCCATTTGGGAATCAATCCCTGATACAACAGGGAAAGCAATTGACGGAATGAGGATGCCCACCCAATCTTGGAGTCGGCAACCATTATAATTGTATCAGTATGGTTAAATTCTTCAGCGATTTCTGGTAGCTCGTTAACGTACTGCCTCTCCACGGAGAAGCCAAGCCCAGTACCACACATAAGAATGTACATGGTTTCATCAAAGACACGTTGGTGGTCAACTGCTACATACGAACAGTTGTATCCAGCAACATTGTCACGGGTCAATGCTTTACCCGCTGTCATCATACTCCTCATAGAAGGCATGACTTCAGCATTGGTGATTGCGGCTCTAACTTCTTTTTCTACTTCAACGAACTCCGGTCTTTCTTCTGTCCAGAAATTCATCAAGCGGTCAATGGTTTCATCCCATTCTTCGCGGCGTTTTGTTTTCTCATCCCAACGAGCATAACGGCTCTTGTGGATAAATTTTGAATACTCTGCGGTATTAAGGTCTTCTAATGACATATAATCTCCATAAAACACCGCCCCCAAACATCGGGAGCGGATATCATTTTATTTGCGCTGTTGTCTACGTGTTATTTTTGCGAGTTTTTTCTGTGTTCTGCGCTTCTGAACACGTTTTTTGATAGGTGATTTGGTGTACCCATTGCGCCAACCATCAACGCCCTCGGTATTGAATCCCCAACCAGACTTAAAAAGCTTCTCCGGTTGCATCATCATGATTTGATATAGATATTGTGCGGATTGGAACTCATGCTTCTGTCGAACATCATTGATTTCATTTTCCATCAGTTCACGTTCGGGGTCTTCTTCTACTTCTCTGACCTTCTTCAACATCTGAGCAAGTTCTGAATCACCAAGCTTTTTGAAGTGGTCTTTGATTTCTTGGATTTTGTTGCCGTCTGGTCTAATAGTCATATTAATGTACCCCCGTTGAGTTGTATGCACCATCCCCACGGTCAGTGATGTCCAGAGCATCAACTTCTACAAATTTTGCTTCCATGACAGGTACGATAACGCCCTGTGCAATTCGTTCACCACACGCAATTTCGATGTTGCCGTGAGTGAGGTTATGAACCAATACACCTACCACTCCACGGTAACCGCTATCTACAGTACCCGGTGAATTTGCTACATTAAACCCTCTTTTGATGGGGGAGCCTGAGCGTGTTCTCACCTGTAGCTCAAACCCTCTTGGTACGGCAACCTTGATACCCACTGGCACAACAATAGTACCCTGTGGGGCAACAGTCCAGACGCCTTCTTCGTTGTTCTGTGCTCTCAGGTCGAATCCTGAGTCACCTTCCTTCTCGTACTTCAGAGGTTCTGCCATATTGCCACCATTATAATTCTTGGTGTATACAACTTCTATTGGTATGTCGTGGGAATCTTCTTCTTCTTCTTCTGGTAGCCAAGTATCCTCTAATGTAGAGTACATATCATCAACCAGCTTCAGGTATGCGGTTTTGATTTCACCCTCATCCATAAATTTATCCGCGAAATCTCGAATCATCTTTACATATTTGTCTTTGTCCACATATATCTCCTTTTTCACAGATTTGTATTCTGCGGTGACAAAAAAACAGGGAGAACGTAACCCCCTGTTTTTATTAACTTTTCGCACAAATCGAAACACCTTGTGTTTAGAGGGTATTCCTATTTAGCAAAAAAATATTATCACACACAACATCTTCGTATTCTGGTAACCAGACTACGTTGACAGTATCGCCATCAAATTGTTCGATGATAGCTTTTGTATCCCACTCTTGCTGTGCTGCCAGTGCCAACACAAAAGTTGGGTAATAATCTGGAAGGCTCTGTTGCCAATCCTTATTTGTAACCCTGTACTGCCCATCAAAAGCATTCATTGAATACTCCTCTCTCAATTATGGGGTTAAAAGTTCGGGGCTTCAATGTGATATTACTATACCATTCTTGGTATGGAATGTAAATCAATATAGCTCCATTATTTTATTTTCTACATTTGTAAAGTTGTCAGTGTAGTCTGGATACGGATACTTCTTAAAAAACTCTCGTATCATGTCAAGGTCGGGCTTTCCGTATCCATCATAATCACGCAATATTCGACGCTTAATTTCAGCGGGGATTCGAGCAAAGTCCATCAAATTTCTGTTAAACTCGAATCGTTCAGTCATGTCATTGTCTATCAAGAACTGCTTATACCCACCGATTCCCGCCAGAGCCTTTTCAAATGCTTTTTCACCAAACCCCGGTTTCCGCTTTTCATCAGGATAGTCAAGTGGGGTCTTCACGTTGTAGATATTGTCCTTCGCCTGTCCGGTCATACATTCCTGCACCAAGAACAGTTCTGGATTTGGATGTTCCACTAGGGTCTTCTTGAGTGGATTGTAAATCTTTACCCTTGGGGAACTAAGCTGTAGGAAGTCTTTGTCCGTTGAAATGATATAAAAATCTTGGGGCTTACTCAGCACAACAGTGCCGATAACGTCATCAGCCTCGCCATCTTTAACTTTGATTACTTTGAACGGGAAATGTTCTTTTATTTCCTGCATAAAGGATTCGTATATTTCATAATACTCATCCCAGTCTAGGTCTAGTTTTTCTCGCTTCGCTTTGCGTTGTGCCTTGTACTTTGTCCAGTACAGCTTTCGCCATGAACGTCTATCATCCATTGCCAGAACGATTTCTTTAGCACCAGCTACCCTGAACAATGAACGGTAAATGGAATCAAAGATTCTGAATTTCATCAGGTCGTAATTCACCGCAATAATTTTTGATTTATCGCCGGGTGCGTAAGTTATCACGTCCTGCCCAAACAGATTTCTTATTGCCAAGTTGTTTACATCAAAACAAATAGTTGCCACACAAATTCTCCTTTATGTTATTAAAGGTATTATCCCATATATGATACGTTCTGTAAACTTACTTTATTTTTCTAACGTATGTTTTTCCACGGTCATCAGTGTGTCTGATGTAAAATGGTCTATTATACTTAGTTCCCTGCATGTATTTCTGACAGTTTGAACCCTTAGCGAAACGTAATCTACGTCTTCCGTCCTGCATGTTCTGGTAGAAGTCGTTCTGAGATACATCAAAGCATGGAAACTTGTCGGTGCCAACGCGCACTTGGTCATCAGACTTTACTCCCTTAACATCTGTATCATATTGCTTCTTTTCTGGTTCAGCATCGACTTCTGGTTTCTTGTCATCACCCTCGGTGTCAGCAGATGTCTGTTGGCTTGTTTGTGTGCCTTGGTCTTGTGCTGCTTCCGCGCCGGTCTTATCCCCAGCAACGTCAACATCTGTTCCTGTGTCTGCTTCTGTTCCTGTGTCTGCTTCTGTTCCTGTGTCTGCTTCTGTTCCTGCGTCTGTTGCAGAGGTATCCACATTTTTTGGCTCAGAGTCACTTTGCAGATGCAATCTTGGTGTGTACTCTGGTGTTTGCGTAAATTCACCCATTATTCTTCTTCCTCCTCCGTTTCGTCATCTTCGTGCTTCATAACATAGTCGATGATTTTATTCATCTTCTGTTCTGTTATCGGCATGGACGTTTTATAACGTTCCTCTTTGACAATTTTGAATACTGTTTTTATGATTCTTTTAAGCTTACTGTCCTTCTTCTTTCTCTTCTTGACAGCCGAAGCGTTATCTTGGATAACTATTTTTGCCGACTGAATCTTTCCATCAAAAACCTTAGAAATTCTTTTGTATTTCAAACGAGTCTCGGCATCCATGTGTAGATAGTATATCACGGTATGAGCCTCTACGCCTTTGGCTTTGAGGTTATCCATGTACTTAGCCCACAAGGGATTGCCCCTTAACAAGTCTTCATTCTTGAAATTGTCCATTAGAAAGGCAACCACAAAATCTGGTACCTCTTCTGTTGTTAACGTTATCTGACTCATACTATAAGCCTCACAGTGTCCGACTTTTCCATACTATCAATGAGCCGTCTACCCAGTAATTTCTCCTTGGGTTCGACTCTGTAACGAACCATCTTGAGGGGAGTCTTCATTGGGAACTTGGCAATATGAGCTAGTAGCTGTTGGTACTCAGTAAGGTCAGCGGGGTCTTCTCCCACAAAATTCTTACCTGTTGCCTTGGCTTCTTCCACGATGAAAACAGTGATTATCTCGA